TGTGCCCGAAGCTCCTCAATCATCTCCTTGTTGCGTTGTCCCCTGGCTATTTGCTCGTCGCTAGGAATGCCCATAAATAGCTCTTCCTCATACAAGTCAGGGGGGCCACCCTTTGCCATGTGCAAAATTTCGCTGGCGTAGACGGGACCGCCGTGGGCAAAATCAGTGTCTACTATTTGACTTTCTAGCGGAATATTTAGGCCATACCATTCCTCATTACCCGCAGGAAAAATCGCTTCTGAATCGTCACTAGGAAACCGCTGTTCCGGAGTGTAATCCATGCGTTTCTGAACCCGTCGAGCTTCAATTTCTCCCGCATGTTTCCCATAAACCCATTGAGCACGGGCTTTCAAAGAATTTTTGCCCGCTAACGCCGCATTTATATTTATAGCATCGGACCTTAACTGACCAATTTTAGCCGCTATTTTCTTATCGTCCTTCGTGCCCCAACTCGTGTCCTTCATGTCCTCGGGTTGGATACGGGGGCCGCTTCCTTTACTGCGCGGGACCCGCTCTAAAAAGGCTTTGGCCCCAGGGTATTTTAAAAGTAACTTATCAGCATAGCTTAAATTATCCCGAGCGAGTTGTCGCATTTCCGGACCCGCATCCAAAAGCCATTCTTTTACTTTTGGTTCATCTCGTCTTGCTAAAATACCCCCCGTGCTTGACCCCTTCCCGAACATTTCTTGCCTTTGGATATAATGCTGCGCTTCATGTATCACTGCTTTTCGAAGATCTGCCAGGGTAGCTCGTACCGTTATTTTTCCCGGAGTTTCTTGCCAAGCAGGGGTCCACTTTGCAAGGTACCCATAGCTGTCCTTTGGAAGAATAGTAATATCTAATTCGATATCTTTAAGTCCGGGATATGCCTTTTCCAGTTCCGGAAAACTAAAGAAGTCAGACCAAGTGGTCCGTAGCCACGGGTCATCTATCTTATTCGTGTAATGTCCCGGTCTAATGGTCTTAGCTGCCTTTCTATTAGCCAAGGCCCTTTCTGTAATAACGTCATGTTCTAGTTGAGGACCACTCCAATCCCCCCAGTCCATTGGTCCGCGCTGTCCTTCCGGGAGTCGAGTACGGCTGGCGTCTGCTAAATTCTCAAAAGCACCTATTTCGTCCGGAGACTTAACCTTGAACTTAGTTGTATCAATCTCCGTTCGATAAAGATTATCCTGACCCTTGTAGAATCCGGTGTTTTCCCAAATATTCTTGTTTAAAACAGGATCTCTCTTGGCGGCATCCGTGTACCCCCCCTTTGGTCCAACAGAAGGATCCGCCTTATGTTCCATAGTCCTGGCCCGATCCAGGTTAGCTTCCCACCCCGGCTTATTAAGACGACGCATTCCGCCCACACCGATAAACATGGCAGGAAGGAGTTTCCCAACAGCCGAATACTGCGCGTAAGAGCCGGGAAGCATGGACGCTGCAATGCCGCCTGCCATCCTGGAGCCGCCGCCTACGACATCCCCCTGCATAATTTGACCAGAACCACGAAACGCATCTACAATATCAACAGCAGGATTAATGTCGCCTAAAAAACTGGCCAGACCCGCCGTCCTGTCTCCTAGACCACGAGCTACCCTGTTCAAAGCGGTGACAGTGCCCTCCCCGGCGGCGGTTAGGCCCTCTCGAATAGAAGGAAGTGCGGCAATGCCGCCAGAATAGCCGGAACCGCCTCTGGGAAGGCCACCTAATCGTGCCTCTAAATCAGCAAGTTGACGCGCTTGATCTCCTGCACCTGCGGACCCGTCAACCATAATACGCCTCAAACCTCACGGTCCGTGGTTCGTCGTCCTGGTAATCCGTCGGAAGCTGGACAAAATTACCCTGCCGGTAACGCATCAAAGCCTGTGTGGTGCTGTCCACCAAATCGTCATACTCCCCATTGGGAAAAGCTGCACATTCTTCAATGACCTCTTCTGCCCACCGCTCATCAGGAGCCCAAATCACACCAGACTCAAATAATGGCGAAATGGAATGAACCCGCGATAACTTATCATTACCACGGCTGGGGGTAAAGTTTACTACAGGAATGCCAACGTTCCTTAGCTCATGAGTAAGAGGCAGTCCTGACGCCTTCGCCTCGACAATAACCGTCTCCGGATCCCAAAACTTATATTGCTCCAACGCGATTGCCTTCAGTTCAGGAAATTCCCACCTGCCCTTCTTGGCATCCAGCAAGATCAAATTAGGGGGGCCTCCCGACTCATCAGGATAAAATACACCCCACGTCGTTATCGCACTGAAGTCCGCCGTCTCACGTTTACTATACGCTGTATCATAGCTTTGAATGACGTACTGAAGATCCGGTACATTTTCCTTATCCCAGACTTTCCACCACTCGCGCTTGAGTATCGATATCTCGTCGCCGGTGGGATTCTGTTGATACTGCGCGTTCCACTTGTACGGCGGAACCGAATATTTAACACTGTTCAGTTCCTCTATAGACCAAAATTCCGGCCAGCAAGCCTTTCCGGAGGGCAAAACAGCAGGAAGCTCCACGACCTCCCACTGATCCGCTTTAGGGTCTTTTATCTGAGCCCGGACCAGTTGTCCCGTCATATCTTTCTCAGACCAGCGGGTCTGTACCAAAACGATAGATGCCCCCGGTTGGAGCCTCTGTCGGGGCCCACCAGTGTACCAATCCCAGGCGTCGTCAAAGCCCGTATTGGACATGGCCGTCTGCTCCGAATGCGGATCGTCTATGACCAGTAAGTCCGCACCGCGACCGGCCAAGTTCGAACCAACGCCCACGGCGTAGTACATCCCACCCTGCTTCGTGTCCCAGCGTCCCGCTGCCTTACTGTCTACCGATAACTGCGTGTTTGGAAATATTTCCTGATAGTCCTCCTCCTCTATAAGGTTCTTCACCTTCCGGCCAAAGTTCACAGCAAGTTCCGTGGTATGCGTTGCCTGGATGATTTTGAGTTTCGGATTTAGCCCTATCATCCACGCGGGAAACAAAAAGCTGGCGAACTCCGACTTCGTGTGCCGTGGGGCCATGTTGATGATCAGACGTTTAAGTTCGCCTTTTGCTACGCGCTCAAACTTCTCCGCAATCGTCCCGTGGTGGTGACCAAAGATGAACTCCGGCCACATGGCCTTGACGAAGGTCAAAAAGTTGTCCTGGCACTTGTCTACCTTCTCCAACTGCGCCAAGCGCAATTGAAGCTTCAGCTTCTTGTCAAGAAGTTCTGGGGGCCCCTTAAACGACATAGAAGCTAGTACTCATTCTCAACGACCTCGGTTATGCCTGCCCAATCCAAAGGATCCTCAAACTCTTTGACCGGCTTTGCACCCTTTATACCGTCCATGGATAACGGCACCACCTGTTCCGGAGGATATAACAAAAGCCTGGGCTCTCCGTTTTTCGGATCGTGCCTGACAAAAAGCCACACGCTGGCGTGTTCATGCCTACGAAAAAACCCAACCTGATGCGGAGAAAGTTTTACCGAATTGTCTTTTGTGTACTTCAGTTCAATTAGATGAAAACGTCCCTTGGCATCACAAACCAGAATATCAGGAACCCCCGGAAGTGCCCAACTCTCCAGCCTCGTCATTATCCAATCCGCTTCGGTCTTCGACACTCCCGATTTCATCTTCTTCCAAAACCCGCCCTCGCTCTGCGTGTACGCCGCTCTCGGCATCGTTGTCGGACGGTCCTTCATCCTCTTCCGGCGTGACGTCAATAAGGCCATCAGTGTAACTCTCCTCTAGCTTCTTCAACTCAGCCAAAACCTCTTCCTTGCTCATGGAGTCTATGCTGCCATACCGAACCTCTGAACGAGAAACGTAAATGTCCCCCTGAGCCAATCCTCGCGCCTTCTCTGCCTGCACCGCCGCAGAGTAGGCCCCGTTCTCCAAAGCATCATCTCGGATATCCTTCAGATCCCGAACATGCCTCTCATACGTGACGCCATACTTCGCATCTAACTCAGCCTGCTGCCGCCGGATCTCAGCAACAACATGTGGCGATATCTCCACATTGGTAAGCTCCCAGGCACGAGAGTGTGCGGATCTAGGAGCGTAGCCCGCACGTATCGCGGCCTCCCTCATGGTGATCATACCATCGTTCGATACCAACTCGCCCACGAACCGTCGTTGCTTGGGAGTGAGGGCTCGGTCAGAACCTTTAGGTAGATTTCGTTTTTGGACAATTTTTTCGAAGTCTGTTTTAATGACGCGACGAACAGGATTGTCAGATTCAGGCATCTCATACCTCCTGAAAAATAATATTTTTTCGAGCCTCAAAGGGGGCCCCTGAAGACTTTTATATAAGAGTTATAGCATAAAAAAGCCAATTCATTTTTACTCTACATTGTTTGCGCGAAACATGCATCTTGTGCTCGGGCGGCTGCGGTGGGGGGACGAATCGTGAACATTGGCAGTTTTCCGCCGTTTTCAAGTATTCGCGCTGCCTCGATTGCCCCGGGCCCCACGGCCAAGTATTCGCCAAGTAAAAACCGCCGGCCGCGGCAAGTATTCGAGGGGCGCCAGGCGCGATCTATTCTTGCTAAATACTGGGCCGAATACTTGGCCCACGGACCGCGAAAATTAATTACTTCCGGGGCGAAATTTCGGGGCGGATCCGGGAGTCGGCGGGCCGGATCCGGAGTCGGGTCGGCGACCTGGACGCCCGAATCCGAGTCCAGGTCCGCGACCTGGACGCGCAGTTAACGCCCCTTCGCAAGTATTCACGACTCGCGGTTTACGCCCCGGGGGCGACGGGTCCAGGTGCCCGAACTGGGC